AAATAAAAATAGTCGTTTTTATCAATATGCTAAAAAACATATTGGTGTATATTTAATAGGAAGCGATGATAATTTAGGTGAACCTTTTAAGAATGGTTTCGGTTATCTATGGCATACTCCATACAAAAAAAATATTCCTGAAAAAAAAAATAAAATGTCGATTATGATTTCAGGAAAACAATACGCACCTGGACATAAATATAGACATATGTTAGTAAAAGAAATTTTAAAAACTGATTTAGATATTCATATTTTAGGTGGGGGTTGTAAATATTATACAAATATAAAAGATTCTAGAATAAAAGGATCATTTAATGATAATACTGAATTAACAGAAAGTTATGAATATCATATCTGTATTGAAAATAATATTACAAATGATTATTTTAGTGAAAAAATAATGGACTCATTAATAAATAATACAATTCCAATATATTTGGGATGTAAAAATATTGATAACTATTTTGGCGGAATGGTAAAACACCTAACCGGAAATCTTCATGAAGATATGAAAATTATAACCTCATTATATAAAAATGAGGTTGATAACACCATTAATATATCTCAAGTAGAAGAAATAATTAATATAAAAAATTTATTAAATCAATACTTTATTGAATAAATACTTTATTAATACAAATAATATAAATATACTATTATTGTTTGTATAATGGATACTATTTATAATAGCGCGATTGTGAATAGGGATACATATGGTTCTATTACGAAGAAAATCTCCTTTTTGAAGAATCATTTAAAAACTTCCAAAAAGATACAAAATTTCATCAAACAAGACGATATACACAAAAAGAAATACTTGGACACAATGAGTAAAGAAATCACAAATACAGTCTTGTATAAATCTATTGAACATTATGACGAGAATAAGGGTGACCTGAGTGATTGTACTTTCATTATTCCATTCAAAAAAGATTTTGATGAAAGGTTAGTAAATCTGACATGCCTTTTGAATTTTATTGGAAAGAATTTCAATACAAAAATATTAGTATTTGAACAAGGTCCTTCTTGTAGTTTTGACAATATAGAATTAAAATACAAAACAAATTTGGATTATTACTTTTTAAATAGCAGTTCAGTTTTTTCAAGAACCATAGTATCTAATTTTTTGATTGAAAAGTCCACATCTAAGATACTGGTTATAAATGATACAGATTGTTTTACAATGCCTCATGCATATGAAATATGTAAAAATAAATTGTTGAATGATGGGTTCAAACTACTACATCCATTCGGAACCCCTCCTGGTTCATTTGAGATTACGGATAAAACAGATTTTATGATAGATTATAATATACAATCATTAACCATCTCTAGTAAACCTAATTTTGCTGGAGTTGGTGGTATTTTATTTATTAATCGTGAATTATATAATTTGCTAGGTAACGAAAACATACATTTTATTAGTTATTCACCCGAAGACATAGAACGTGTAAAAAGAATACGTTTATTGGGTTTTAAATGCTCCGAATCGTACAATAACAAAATATCTGGTCCAAGTAATAAATACATAGATACACCATTGTTTCATTTAAACCATCCCCGTACAGATCAAAGTACCATAATACATAAATATTATATAAGAAACGAATTGTTAAACTATTGTTTAGAACAATTATCGAAAGATGAACTGATTGAATATTATTACCATAAGAGTAAATTCAACGGGACATTACTGGAATATCAAACCAAAATAAATGACTTAAATAATATATAATACAATGTATAATACTATGAAAGGTTATTATATTAATCTTGATAAACGTGCTGATCGAAACAATCATATGCAAAATATAACAAAACACCTATTTTTTCAGAGTATTACCCGTTTTAGTGCTATTGAACATACACAAGGTGCGGTTGGATGCACTCTATCGCATATCGATTGTTTGAAAAAGTTATCTCAAAAAAACGATGATTATTATATGATTTTGGAAGACGATTTTTGTGTATTTAACCCAAGACATTTCAATAATTTCATTTCAGATTTTGATAATATAAAAGATAGTGACGAATGGGACATTATCACATTAACTCCTAGTGGTAAAACAATAACTCATAATAAAAATAAAAATTTTCATAGGATAATTGATAACCAGACTACAACTGGATACATAATCAAACATAACTTCATATCTACATTGTTACCGGTGTTTGAGGCAAGTGTATCCAAACTTAAAAATGGAGGTGATCCGAATACATGGGCACTTGATTCTTGTTGGAAACCACTACAATTAACAAGACAATTTTGGTATCATAATGATATATTCGCCGGACAATTGCCCGGATATTCTGATATAGAAAAACGTCAAGTTAACTACAACAAACGGTTCGTCATGCAAAACCTTTATTAGTGAACATATTTAATGAAAAAATATTGAAGATTAAAGAAAATAATATTATGTTTAAAGATTCATATAATATTATGTAATAAATTTTGAAAATAATGATTTCTTATGATATTGTTTATATCTAACAATATCAAATTCTTTTGAAATAAATTTTTCTGTTTTTACAGACCATATAATTTCATCTATTTCCATAAAATATGGTTTAGCAATATAAAATTTTGGTTTCCATAAAATAATTTCATAATTATAATCTTCGCTTAATGATTTAATAAAATCAATAGGATATTGATCATAAAACATTTTTATAAAATCTTTTTTATTACATACAAAAGATTTACCTGTAATTTCACAATGTTTGTCCAACTCATCAAGATGTTGATAAATATATGTATTTTCAATACGTCCCATGTAATCTTCGCGTCTCATAACTGGTGCAACAGGGGGAATATCTTCATAATATTCTTGTCTTTTCATAACACACTGTTCTTTGCTTGGTGGTGGAAGTTCCATTTTATTAATGAAAGAAATATAAAATAATTTCAATTTATTCTAATAGAAATAGCATTGTTTTGTTAATACCATAATAAAATACCCCAAACATAATTGCTTGAATTATAATTCCACTAGTTTTTAATTGTAAATCATTTTTAAACATTATTGGGATTAAGTTTATCATCTTGTCTTTAAATAATGGTATTTGAAATAAAATAAAACAAATAGTTATTAATATTGGTGTTTGAAATTCTTCTAATAAATAATCACTCTGTGTTTCTAATACATTTTTGGTTTCTTGTATTGGTTGTCTTTTTTCTTCTTCTTGGATATAATCTTTTTCCTTAGGAGGTGGGACATAATTTGTTTGTGTATTTACATCATGTGTTATGTGTTCTTGTGTTGTTGGTATATCTTTAGACGGTAGACTAAGATTACCATTTACAGTTGCTTTTTGTATGTCATTTACTAGAGCATTGTAGTCATTTGAATTATTAGAAGATTCATTATTTAAAACATTATTTGTTGGTAAATCATCTATATTTGTTGTTCCGATTTCAGACATATAAATTATGTATATCAATTATTAATACATTATTTACGCAAACCTTACTTTTTTGTTATTTGGAACACATTTTTTTATTTGAGATTTAAATCTATAACATTTGTTATTTTCGTTAAATACATTTTCATTTAATTCGTGTAATCCAGGTGTTTTTAGAATAACACAATTTCCAATACTATAAATTTTTCTAAATATATAGGCAACACCTAAACCAAGAATTATAGAAAATGCCATTTTTTGAGGGGGAATATTTTTAAATATCATATATATTCAATATATTATTGTATTGAAGGACATTCTACTTCATATTTATCAAATGAATAGCATTGATCATTATCATCTACGTAATCAGTATCATTATCTTCTGTATTAGGTAATACCATAATTATATTTTTTTGTGGTAACGAAAAATATACAATTACTAATCCTACCAAAAAACTAATTAAAAATACACGCAAATGTATATATTTGAATATCATATATATACTTTATATTTTACTTGTTTCTATTAAACAATCATAAGTGGTAAAAAATTCTTTATTTAAAAAATATAATTCTTCTGGACACTTCAAATCATAATTATTTTTACATGTTTCAATGTTATACATTCTATAGGTTAATACCCTCTTTCTAGAATGTAAATCATATAAATATTTATTATTTTTTACTAAACTATCAATATCATCTACATTAAATTCTATTTCTTTCATTGTATCATCAATCAATGAATTCAGTGTTTCTATTTCTTCTTTATTTTCAAGATTATCCTTAATTGAAATATATGTATCCTGATAATGAGTTAATTTTTTATTATTTTCATCGTAAATTCTTTTTAATTCATTAAATGCTGCTGTTGTTTCACTTTTATTTGTATATTTAAACAACACATCCATTTTTATTTTAATAATTTCTTGTATTAATCTTTTTTCTTCATTTAGTGCATCTAAATATAATTTTCGACAATCAATATGATTACCTTTATTAATTGTTATATCAAGTCCACAACTAGTAATACTATTACATGTTGCTTTTAATACACCCCCCTTATTAGAAAAAAGAGTTCCACCTACATTTTTACATTTTACACATTTTGGTTGAAAATCTCTTATTTTTTTCTTTTTTTCATTGATTGGTAAATCTTGTTCTAAAATTTTTTTCTTATTACTTATTATTTTTTTTTCATACATTGATTTTAATTTATAATATTCATTCATATACTATCACTTAATAATTAAAAAAATTATTTTGATACATTCTAATATTTTTTGTATGTTTTACTATTTCTTCATAACTTTTTTTTTTCTTTTTTTCAATTTCTTCTTTTGTTGGTTTAGTCTTATGTTTAAAATATAAAAATAAACCAACTACACCAAAGAATATTATAGTTAATATAGAATTAAAATAAATTATCTTACTATTATCTTTACATTCCTTATTATTTCGCAATGTATAACAAATATTTTTTACAATATCTGGTTCCATTAATTTTGTCCTCATTAGTAATTTATAATATATAAATTTTATATGGAAGACATACCAAATCCTTCATTAGGAATATTAACGTTTGCTGTTTTTACTATTATTTATTCATTATCCAGATATTATTATACTAGTTATGAAACTCGTGGCGATGAAAATTCAAAAATGATTATGAATGATAATATAATACTAGTTGCTTATGTTCTATTAATAGGTATATCACAATATATTTCTAATTTAACTATTTCTACCTATTTATGTGGAAATCCTCAATATGGTGTTGTATTTTATTCTAGTATCATTCCATTTATATGTATTTTTGGTATTTTAATTGTATTATTAAGTGTCAATGAAAGTTGGTACGCCCCTTTTGAAAATACATTTGGTTACGGTATATTATTATTTACAGGGTTAACTAGTTTTTTTAAAAAAATATTAATTAATAATAATAATGATTCAAGTGAAGCAGATAAGACGATTTCTAACATTATGAATGATAAAAGTATGATTATAAATGAAATTTCTAGTAAAAACTCAGACATTTTTTTTGATAAAATGAAAGATATTATAAATAAAGAAATCCATATTGAGAGTTGCAAAGTAGAATTATGGCAATATGCTAGAATAAAAGAAATTACTTCTCAAACAGTTTGGTTTATGTTGACGGGATTATTAATGACCACAATTAGTTATAATTTTATAATCAATAAAGGTTGTAAATTAACAGTAAAACAATTAAACTATAAAGAAAGAGAAGAAGCAAAAAATAATAGAGAAGTAAATCCGTTAAATGAAAATAGAGATTTAAGAGAAGGAGAATTTCAAATATATAGATAATATATATGAAACCATTATTTAGTGGCATTTCTTCAAAAACATATTGGGGAGCATTTTTTTTGGGAGCATTGTCTGCTTCTATAACAGGTTGTATCGCAATTTATTATACATTAAAACATAATGATAGAATAGAAAAATGTAAAGAAAAAAAATCTTTTTATTGTATAATCAATTCAAATAATATAGAATTTGTTACATTCAATATATTAATTAAAACGTTTATAATTTCTATGATTACTTCATGTATTTTATTTATATTATTTGGGTTTGGTGGCGGTTCTTTAAGAACATATTATACTCCAACCATATTAGACCTATTATATATAATTTTAACGATATGTATATCTCTTTTTTTATATTTCTTATTTCATTATTATTTATATTATAGTGTAAAAAAAGAACATCCTAAATTAATTAACATTTTTTATTCTACTTTATATGACCTTGGATTTGTAAATATCGTTAAACCAGATAAAAAAAAAGAATTATTTTCCGAATCTAGAAACTTTTGACAAAGCGCCTTGAGGCATTAATTCATCCATTTCAATAATATTTGGACTATATAAAAATTTCTTTGGTTTAATAATAAACGCACTACCTGCTTTATCAAATTTATCAATATATTTCTCTAAGTAACTATCATATTTTTGAAAACACATAGCAACAAATTGGCAACCAAACTGGTCCATTGCTGTAACTGGATCAGGATTTATAGGTTCATCGTCTAAATCAGGTCTTATAAATGTCATTGCTCTTTTGTTATGGAGTATAATATCTTCAATGTTTCTTGCGAATATTGTTGCTTGTGAATATTCATTTAAATTAATATGATTTGTTCCTGATAATGCATTTATTAATTCATATAATGGTGTTTCCATATATGTTTTATTTGATCCATCTACCATAATTATAACTTTTCTTTTAAAATTTTTAAGAGGTTCATTTGTTATATTATCTTTTGTTAAATTATCTTTTTCGAAAGCAAAACTATATTTACTTGAAAGAAGGTAATTATTAAACATTGTTAAGATAATACTGCTCATATCCTTGTATATCTTTTGATTTTTACTCTTTATTCTAAAGTGTAAAATTAATGGATCATTTGGACAAGGACAATAACCATCACTAAATGCATAATTTGATATCAGTTTCATTGTTTTTTCAAAATTAAGTGTATTATAACTTTGTTTTGTAGTGTTTTTTTCTATACTAGAAACAGAAATAACAGGATTGTTATTATAAGAATAAATCTCAAAATCTAAACAGCGAACACCTTGTTTTATACAATTCATTAAAGCGCATTTATTTACAAAATCACCTTTATAATGTCCTGCGGAACAACAATTATATGCTGTTTTTATATAGAAATCTCTTAAAGCAGGTATCTTTCCTGTTTTATTTAAAACGTTGTTGTATTTACTATCTGGTATATTTTTAATTGTAGTTTTATAATCTTTATAAGTTTTATTCATAATTTGACAATTTCTATTATCCAATTTTATAGTATTATATAACCATAAAACTATTACTAATATTAATAAACATATAAAACTCAATAATACATATCTTATTTTATCTTTATCTTCAATTTTGGGAAATCTATCTTTTAGTTTTCCAGAAAAAGAACTTGATTTAAACATACTTATATATTATATTTAAAAATAATTATAATATATAATAAATGACCGGTGGATTGTTAAATATTCAATCATATGGAAGTGAAAATATTATTTTGACAGGTAATCCAAGCAAATCATTTTTTAAAGGTTCGTATTCTAAATATACAAATTTCGGTAAACAATATTTTCGTTTAGATTATGAAGGAGAAAGATATCTACATTTAAATGAAGTTACAAAATACAAATTTAAAGTAAAACGTTATGCAGATCTTTTATCAGAAATGTTTTTATGTGTTACATTACCAAATATATGGAGTCCATTATGTAAATTTGATAATGATGATTATAAAGGTTATAAAGGTTATGAATTTAAATGGATTAAAAATATTGGTACACAAATGATTAAAAATATTAAATTTACAATTGGTGGACAAACTATACAAGAATTTGGAGGAGATTATTTACAAAATATGGTAGAAAGAGACTTTAGTGAATCTCAAAAACAACAATTCTATAAAATGACAGGTAATATAGATGAATTAAATGATCCAATTCAAGCACATTTAAGAGGGGTTTATCCACATGCTGTATATCAATCACAAAGTGATACTGATCCATCCGAGATAGAACCTTCTATACGTTCTAAAGATTTATATATTCCTTTAAATGCTTGGTTTTCAATGAATACTAAAATGGCATTTCCATTGGTATCTCTTCAATATTCTGAACTGGAAATTGAAATAGAAATAAGACCTTTAAAAGAATTATTTATAATACGAGATTTCGATGCTGATCCGACAGGGACTGATACATATCCTTCTAATTCATATATTCAACCTAGTTCAACAAATGAAAATCATTTAATGTATCGTTTTCTTCATCCTCCTCCGCCACCAAATTCATTTAGTGGAGATGATTTATTATGGGTGTATTATAGATCTCAATATACAGATAAAAGAATTACATGGAAAAATGACTTACATTTATTGTCAAAATATATTTTTTTAAGTGAAGAAGAAAAAATAGCATTTGCTTCAAAAGATCAACGTTATTTGTTTAAAGAAATACATACTAATAAATTTAATAAAATAGCAAATACAAATAAAGTAGATATTAAAACACAAGGTATGATTTCAAATTTTATGTTTTATTTACAAAGAGATGATGTAAGTAAGCGAAATGAATGGTCAAATTATACAAACTGGGAATATGAATGGATACCTTATCCATTTGTAAAACCTACTAATACAATGTATGGTGATTTAAATAATAATTTAATTCGTGTTACTGGAAAATATAAAGAAAAAAATACAAAGGATATATTAATCGATTGGTCTTTAGTATTAGATGGAAAATATAGAGAAAATACACAAAAAGAAGGAATATTAAAATATATAGAATCTTATAATCATTCATTAGGAGATAAATGTGAAGGATTATACAATTATAATTTTTGTTTAAATACAAATCCGAGTGATATTCAACCAAGTGGAGCAATGAATATGAATAATTTTAATTCAATTGAATTTGAATTAACAAGTATAACTCCACCTTTATCAAATAATCCTAATTTTTATAATATATGTAATGAAGATGGAACAGTAGGGTTTAGAAAA